ATTGCCGTGGCTTCTGCTGAAACAGCCCCATTATACGTTGCCAAGGCATTGTTATAGGCCGTTTGTTTGGCCGTTTGATCCGCGGTATTGACGCCCCACCTTTGGATTCTATAAAACTTTTCCCAAGGCCCGTCGGACACCAAGGGCCCCTGCCTATAAGTGGCATTGAAAGACACGCGAGAACCATTCCAAAAAATATACGTGGCCCATTCATAACGACCCGTGCCCACCTTATAACGAAAATGGTACACCCAGTTTCCCGACGAATACCGCTCTTCCAACAACACGGGTTCGCCTGCGGCATTCAGGGCATTTTGGGCGGGGCCTAGGGCATTGCGCGTAGCGGCGGTGTAAGCAATGGCGTTTCTGAGCGCATCGCGGGCATTGATAAAATTCTGCTGCAGCGTCGTGGATGCGTTGGCTAGGGTTAAATCATTATCCCCTTCGGTGGCCACGGGCGGCCCCGCGTATCCACATTCAGACCCGCGATACCGAAAGGCGCATAGGTTTTGAATGATCTGGCGGCGTGGCAACTGGACCCCCGCAATATCAAACGCAGCCGCCAGTTCAAATTCCACAACGGTTTTGGTTTCCGAGACCTTGCGATCAATAATGTACAAATCGTCTGGGAAAAAAGCAGTTGCATCCGCTGTCGCATTGACACCACCCGCAAAATTGACGGCATCCAAAAATTTCACCAACGTCCTTTTGCGGGTGAGTTTGCCCCCGACGCAATCCTTGGTGGCTAAAATCAAAGCCGTGATGGTGCCCAAAACATTGGACAAAACCAGCTTGGGCCGTGGTAGCTGGCCATTGGTGGACAGATCAAAGCCCGTCGCTTGACAAGGGAAAGGGGTATAGGTCTGCCCCTGCCACACCACGGCGGCTTGCAGGGCGTTTGTCCCCGCATGAAAACGGTAAACCGAATCTCCCAAAGATGTCAAATCCACAACAAACAATTCCACCACCGCTGTGGGGGACAGGCTTTGAATTTCTGTGGCCAAAGCAGTGGTGATGGTCATAAATCAAACACCCGCTTAAACGTGGCGGTGATGCTGTGGCTGACGGCGGTATTGATGGTGCGGGACCATTCCTTGCAGATATACTTGCCCTCTGTGCCCGACGGGGGGGTCCATAAAAAATACTGCGTCCCACCAAGGCCGCTTAAAAACGTGTCAATGCTCATGGCATCCGTCGGCGAAATGTTATTAAACGCCATAGACCAAACGTCGGTAAACACATTGATGCCATCCGGCTGCCGCTGTTCGTATCCATCCCCAAAGGTGACGGACTTGACCCGTGGCGTGCGGGTGACGGATGTTCCATAGCTTGCAGGAAAGGTGAACGTTGACGGCATGGTTACGACAGCAGCCCCCCGGGTCTTTTTTCACTAATCAGGGTGGATCGCACGGCGGCGGCAATGGTTTTGCCTAGGGCCTCTGCGTTTTGCCCACTGCTGGTTACGTTTTGGGATCCAGACTCCACATTGACATGCACCACAACGCTGGTATTGCCCCCGCCCTGCATGGCCACAGGAATCCGCCGCCCGTCGGGCAAAGGCACAAAGGCCTCGGGCCCCCGCCCTTCCCCAAACAAAGCCAGCTGGGGGCTGTTGGCAACACCACCCAAGGCGTACCGATTCAGGGGCAAGGGGCCGTCGCTGGTCATGATGCCGCCAAGGGCGTTGGGTGTGACATTGACAAACCCTCCGGGACTCATGGCCTTGCCAATGTTTTGTTGTGCAAAGTTGCCATAAAATCCACCAACCGCTCCTCCTGACGGCTGGAACATGCCCCCCAAAAGCCCCGCCAACGGCCCCGTGATGCTTTGCCGAATGGCAATACGGGCAATGTCGGCAATAATGGAATCGGCCAAATCTCGAAAGGATAGCTTGCCCTTGGTGGTCAAATCGATAAGGGCATCCTCAGCCCCCTGAAAAGTATTCATCACCAAATTGCTGGCCTGTAAGGACAAATTATTCACATCATCCAAATACTTAGTGATCCCCTCGCCTACCCCTGCCGAAAACGACCCCTTGTTTTTTTCGATTTTATCCAAAACGACCTTGACCTTTTTTTTGGCGGCTTCGGCTTCCTTTTCCAATTTGGCGATGTTTTCATCCGTTAAATCAAGTCCTAACCGCCGCGCCTCATTGTCGATCTCCCTAAGGAAAAGGATTTTTTCCTGTTCCTTACGGGATTTCCCCATCAGCTGAAGCTCTAACTGCAAGTCATCTAAACGACTTTGGTTTTGGCTGCTAAAATCGGATAAGATGCTTTTTTGCCGCTCGGCCTCTCTTGCTTGCTCTTGCGCCAGTTGCTTTAACGCGCGGGCCTCTTCGGCAATCGCACGCTGGCGTTCGGCGGCATAGCTGCGCTGGGCGGCGGCGGCTTTGTCGGCGGCCTGCTGCTCTATTTCTAGCCGCCTGTCACTAACACTGCTATCAGGTTTGGGGGCGTTGGCCAATCTTGCGTTTTCTTCGATTTGGTCTCGCGTGAACCGTACCGAAGGGTCTGGTTTGGGAATGGGGCCAGCGGTGGGTGGTTTAAGAATGGGGCCAGCGGCGGGTGGTTCGGGTTTTACTATGCCTTGCTTAATAAGGTTTGCAGAGGAAAACGGATTCAAAACAGCTATTAACAAACTTTTTGCACTGTTTAATTTTTTAGATTCGTCTGATATGGCCTTGAGTGCTAAATTCAATGTGTCACTTTTAGGTATAAGGCTATCTATTGCAATGCCCACATTATTAAGGCCTTCAAAAAAATCATTCACCGCTGGAACAGTGGACTCTAAAAGGGTTGCTCCCATTCTACCCAAAAGTTCCTCGGACCTATTTAATCGATCCCCAAAAGCGTCAAGCTCTTGAATACCCTCTGCGCTAAACCGGCTACGAAATTTTGTCATGCCTTTATCGCCCTCTTCCAAAAGAGGCAGAAGGGTGGCAAAAGAGCGACCAAAAATCTTCGTGCCCTGCTCAAAAATGGCGGCATCGTTCGGGGCTTCTTTGACTTTGGCCGCAAATTCTTCAAAAATATCAGAGGTGGCCCGAATGGACCCATCATTGTTTGTCACCGCAATGTCTAAATCTTCAAAAGCTGCGGCGGCCTCTTGATTGCCCGACGCAGCGGCTGCAATGGTTTTGTTTAGCTTGGCGAGTCCGCCCGTGATGGTTTCAAAGGAAACCCCCACCTGTTCACCCGCTTGGCGGTATTGATCCAGCCTCGTGGCCGCAACCGTGGTGGCAACGGCGGCGTCGTTTAATTTTCCGGCCAAGTCCACAGCACTTTTCCCAAGGCCCAAAAGACCAGCCACAGAAACGCCAATACCCAAAGTCGCCAAGCCCCGAGACATACCGGCAATGCCAGAGGTCAAGGCCCCAATGCCGCCCGTGGACTGTTGCGCGGACCGGCCAATGCCATCCACCCGCTTGCGAAAATCATCCAGCAAGGCCACATTGTTGGTTTGGGCATTGACGGCAAACTGGACGGTACTTTCAAACCTAGCCATGACGGGCCTCCCTCTTGCGGGCAAAATATGCCAACGTTTCGTCTTCCATGGTTTGAATATCCTTTAACAGCCCCAAACGTTCTTTTTTGGGGATCCCCATGCTGCCCATAACCACAAACACAACGTTATAATCCAAACCCAGCCGCGCCCCCTCCACAGCACGCCACTGAGTCTGCACCAGCAAAAACAGCTCCACGGCTTTTTCATTTTCGCCCATCAAATCACAGGTCAGGCTTTCCAGCCGCTCCTTGGCATCCGCTGCGCTCAAAGACCCATCTTGCCGCATATCGAGAACCTCATAGGCTTTGGATAGGCTGCCACCGACAATATGCAGGGCAGCCTGCCTTAGTTTTTTCTTTTAACCAGACTCCACGATTCATGGAACGCCTGAAAAAATAGCGTCATGATTTCGGGAAACTCGGTGATAAAATCCAGCAAAGCCTGATCGCTAAAGGGCACGTCGTTGCCGTCAACGTCTTTGCAACCCCGCCAACCCACAACGATGGCCTTGACCTGATCCACGGGGGGCAGGGCCTCAATGGTGGCAATCTTGTCTAGGGGGTGCCGCTTAAATTCCGCCTCAAACAGCGTCTTTTCCACGATCTGGCCATTCTCGGCCACGTGGGCCACAACCGGCCAAAAGTAGGTTTCGGGGAGAATTCTAAACATAATAAACCTTTAGTTCACCAAAATGCGGATTTCATCATTGCCCGCGGTGGCCGACGGCGTCAAACGGGCGTTAAATTGGGTTGTGGATATGCCCTGCACGTCCCCATACTGGGGCTCGGTGACTTGCACCGCGGGGGCAGAAATCACCACACGGTTGCCCGCTGTGGTGCCATGGGTGATGGTAAAGTTGCCTGTGACAGCATCCCGCACGTTCACCCAATAATCTTTTTCGGCTTGCGTGGCGGATTCGATGGTGATCTGGCCCGTCACCTCGCGGTTGGTGATCAGGATGCTTTCCCCCCCTGTGCCCACAAAAGACCGATACTCCACCTGATTGCCAGCATCAATGGTGATGCCAGACAAAACGGCGTTGGCATAGGATTGCAGGGTAAAGGCACTGCTGTTTTGGTTATTGAACACCAAGGGCGTCTGCCATCCCGTGTAAACGGCGGTTCCGGGGGTCACATCGGTGGGGGACTGATAAAGACCTGTAAAGGTAAAGTTCATCACAGGACGTTCGCGGTTGTTCATGGCAATGGTAAATGTGCCACGCGCCCCACGAATCACGTGACGCACACCATCCCGAAAGGCGTACAAAGTTAGGCTGGGCACGGTGCTGGTTGGGTCATATTGCACACTCACCCCCGCGTTGACCGTTTCCGCAAACCCGCAAGCCCGAATCAAAGGGGACCATTTGGGGGCCGTTCCCGCCGCGCCTGATCCTGCCAATTCGACAGTAAAGGACACCTCGGACCGAATGGCCGCAGGCAGCTGTTGACTGGCCCCCAAATAGGGTCGGATCAAATCCCGATTGACGTATTCCGATTGCGCGGGATTCATGCTTAAATCACTGATTAACATGGCATCCGTGCCCACAACAGGGACGGAATCCGTGCCGTATGTGGTTTCAATCTTTGCCAAAATCAGCTGTCGGCGCGTGAATAGTTGGGCCATGGTTACATCCTTTGTTGCCAGTTATCATAGGGGGTGCGGTAATTGATCTGGTATTCCATTTGCGTTTCACAGGCGGTGCCTTCGGAAAATTCCAGCGCATAGGTCACGTTGGTGCCGGTGATTGACAGCGCAAGGCCGCCCAGTTGGCCGTCTGCCATCAGGGCACTATGGATCTGGGCCGCGAGGGCCTCGCTGGCCACATCGGGCGCATCTCCGCGTGTGAACAGACGCACGGACACCAGCAGCTGCCAATCCTGATAAATCGTTGTGTTGTCCCCTTCGCCGCTATCGGATACAGGCTCGATCACTACGGCTGGCAATTCCAAACGGCCAAGGGCCGCGCGGCGGGACCGGAATACCTTTAGGCCCGTATTGCTCAAACCCCGAACGCGCTCCACCACCGCTTGCAGGATGGACTCCCGCACGCTCAGGATATATTTGGGGTTGGCTTGGGATTTTTTGATCATGATTCGTCATCCAACGGCGTGACCGTGGCCTCGGACAA